AAATGAAAATGCCCCCAATCGCGGTGCTCGCTCGGATTTCCGATGGGCGTACCCAAAGGCTTATCTCGCCAAGAGCCTCCAACGAAGGGGGGCAAACGGATAATGACAGAATTGATGTTACGGCGAAGGCGCTGAAAATATCTCAGGAGCAAGCCGCAAAATTGCTATATCGCCGGAAGATTCCGTTGCTGACAGTGGCCGGCATTGGGGCAGCAGGTGCGTCCGATAGGGAATTTGATTGATGGCTCACACATCCGAAACGTCGGTATCAAAGTGGCTTTCGACGATTGCCACCTACGACAACGAGTTCAAGCGGTGGGAAGCTCGAACGACGAAGATCATCAAGCGGTATCGCGATGACAACCGTTCGCAATCCGGCACGCACTCAGCGAAGTTCAATATCCTATGGTCAAACATCCAGACGCTGATCCCAGCCGTTTATGCCAAGCTGCCCAAGTGCGACGTATCGCGCCGGTTCGGCGACAACGATCAGGTTGGCCGCGTGGCTGCGCTCCTGATTGAACGCGCCGTTGACTTTGAGATCGAACACTACCCCGACTTCCGCGCCACGATGAAGCACGCGGTTGAGGATAGGTTCCTTGGTGGCCGTGGCGTGGCGTGGGTGCGCTACGAGCCGCACGTTCGGGCGCAGGAAACCGGCGAGCCGGAAGATGGCGTGCAGATCACTGAAGACGTTGAAGACGCCGCAGAGGGCCTTGAAGCCGGCGCAATGGAAGACGGGATGCAGGATGCAACCGCCTCGCCCGACGAAATCCCAGAAGAAATCGAATACGAGTGTGCGCCGACTGATTACGTCCACTGGAAAGACTTCGGGCACACGGTGGCGCGGACTTGGGAAGAAGTCACTGCCGTCTGGCGCTGGGTCTACATGGACGAGGATGCGCTGATTGAGCGTTTTGGCAAGGAGATGGCGGCGACAATCCCGATAGACGAAAGCCCTGAACCGCTAACGGGATCAACCAAGTACCGCGACAACACCCAAGCCAAGATTGCCGAAATCTGGTGCAAGACAAGCGGCAAGGTTTATTGGCTCTCTAAGGGGATGTCAGAGCTTATCGACGAGCGCGACGATCCGCTTGAGCTTGAGGGGTTTTTCCCCTGCGCCTCGCCGCTCTACGCCACAACGACGAGCGATAGCCTTGTTCCGGTGCCTGACTTTGCGCTCTATCAGGATCAGGCGGCGGAACTCGACACGCTGTCCGACAGGATCGACGGCCTTGTTCACGCCTTGCGGGTTCGTGGTGTTTACGATGCCTCGCAACCGGCGCTACAGCGCCTCCTTACCGAAGGCGACAATAATACGCTTATCCCCGTTGAGACTTGGATGGCGTTTAGCGAAAAGGGCGGTTTGAAGGGATCAATCGATCTTCTTCCGCTCGACGTGCTGGCGAACGCTCTAACGCAATGCTATCGCGCCCGCGAAGACATTAAGGCGCAAATATACGAGATTACGGGGATATCCGACATTATTCGGGGCCAGTCCGCGGCGAGCGAGACGGCTACGGCCCAGCAGATCAAGGGGCAGTATGCCGGCCTCCGGTTGCGATCCATGCAAGAGGAAGTGGCAATATTTGCAACGTCGCTCTTGCGGCTCAAAGCTCAGGTAATTTGCGGGAAATTCCAGCCGGAGACGATCCTAGCCTATGGCGCGGCGCAACAGTTATCGCCCGAAGATCAGGCGTTAATTCCGCAGGCAATTGATCTCTTGAAGAACGAACCATTACGCAATTTTCGCATCGAAGTCGCGGCTGATAGCCTTGTCCAGATCGACGAACAGCAGAACAAGCAGGAGCGGCTTGAGTTTATCTCAGCGTTTGGCGGGTTCCTCAAAGAGGCAATCCCGGCGGCGCAAGCCGTTCCTGAGCTCGGCCCAATGCTGGTTGAGTTGCTTAAGTTTGGCACCGGCGCGTTTAAGCAATCGCGTCAGATCGAAGGCGCGCTCGATGCAATTTTGGAAAAGATGAACAAATCGCAGAAGGCACGCGAGGCAGCTCCGCCGCAACCTCCCGCCCCTAACCCAGAAATGCTCAAGATGCAGCAGGCGGGACAGATAGCACAGGCACAAGCGCAGGTTGATCAGGCCAAGATGCAAGCGCAATCGTTGGTTGATGCAAACAAGGCGCAATTTGAATCTATGCGGATGCAGGCGGACAACGCCATTAAGGCCAAAGAACTGCAACTCCGCGATGGCGAATTGCGCATTAAGGAGGGCGGAGCAATCCTCGTTGCCCAGATTGAGCGCGAGAAGCTTGCGGCCAGCGAACGGATTGAACAACAGCGCCAGAAAAACTCCATGATGGAAAAGGAGCAAGAGCTGGATCGAGTCAAAGCCAAAGACGAATTGGACGCTGCAACCAAAATACTTGTAGCGCGGATTGGCGCTAACCCAGGCATGGATTTGCCAATGATTGAAGCGCAGCAAGCCGCATCCGAGCTGATTACCAGCGAGTTGAGCGACAATGTTAAGCAAACGATGCAGCATATGGCTGAAATGCAGGGGGAAACATTGGAAAAGCTCAGTGGGGTGATGCGGGTTTTGGCATCGCCGAAGCGGATAATTCGCGGCCCAGACGGCCGCGCCACAGGCGTTGAAGTTGTCGTATAGACATGGAGGGCGGTTGGGATACAGGCACATGGGATTTAGCTACTTGGGATTACGTTCCCCCAATTATCGACATCGATACCCATGATGGCGGGAAGCGGCAGCGTAAGAAGTTTGCAGAAGAAGTCGCGGCCAAGGCGGCTCGACGCCGTCAGGTGGCACTTGCGTTCGAGCATATCGTCGAAGGCCGTCCGTTGGTGGCGGAAGAGATTGCGGCCCCCTTTATTCGGCCAAAGCAATCATATCCAGACATTGACGCAATGATGGCTGACTTAACCAGAATAGACAGGATTTTAGCCATTTCAGAAGAACTGGACGATGAAGACGTGCTGGGGATGATATGACGACTTATGTGTGGAAAAACGGCGAGATGGTTGAAAAACGGGCGCAGAAGACATCGCCGGCGCTCCAAATTATCCCTGATATTCAGCCATACAAGTCAATGATCGACGGTTCGATGGTGACGAGCCGATCAAGGCACCGGACAATGCTCCGAGATAACAATTGCATCGAAGTCGGCAACGAGAAGATGGGGACAACTTACGCGCCGCCGAATCGAGAGAAACGCCGCGCCGTCCTGCGCGAGCAACTTGCCGACATGTCAGACAAGCAGGCGGATCACATTCTAGCTGAACTCAAACGGAAAGGCTGACCCATGGCCGATATCGAAGCTGAACAGACCGAAATTGTAGACGAACGCCGGGAATTGCTGGAAAATCAGTTCGCGGAACTAGATGCAAACCCGCCCCCGGCACAGGAAGTCGTTTCCGCGCCATCTGACACCGGCCGCGCTAGCGACGGTAAGTTTGCCGCTAAGACAGCCGAATCCCTGCCTACGGGCGGGAAAACGGCTCCTGACACCCCCGAGGAGCCAGTCTGGGCGCGGCCCCCAAAATCTTGGAAGAAAGACTATCACGACGTTTGGAACACGGCAGATCCGCGTCTGCGGGAGTACGCCTATGAGCGCGAGGAGCAAATGCGTTCGGGCGTCGAGACGGCGCAGCACCGCGCCGTAGCTTATGATCACATCCAGCGGATTATCGAACCCTACATGCCGACAATTAACGGCCTTGGCCTAGATGCTCCACAAGCAATTAAGGGGCTGATGGAGGCCGATCACATCCTTCGCACAAGCCCGATGGAACACAAGCGGGCGTATTTGCTGCAATTGGCCGATCATTACGGCATTCAATTGGGGGATGTGTCCCAGCACGCCCCGACGGCCTCGTCCGGCAACCCAGACTTATACGCGCTCAAGAACGAACTTAACCAAGTGCGCGGTGAGGTTGTGGGCTGGAAGAAGGCTCAAGAGGAAGCGGCCAATCAGAGCCTATTGCAAGACATCGCGATCTTTGCTAAGGGAAAAGAACACTTCGAGGAAGTACGCCCGGCGATGGCGAGCCTGCTACAAGCGGGTTTGGCTTCAGACCTCGAAAGCGCCTACACCCAGGCGATCCGGCTCAACGACGAACTCTTTACTTCCGAGCAATCCGCCCTACAGGCGAAGAGCGAGGCGGAAAGGAGGGGCACGGCGAATCGAGCGGCTAAGGCTGCGAGAGGGGCTGCGGTGAGCGTTCGAGGCTCCACACCCGGAGTGGCGGCGAGAACCAACGCGCAAGATAGACGATCGATGTTGGCCGAGCAGTTCGACAACATGACGGATCGTCTTTGATCGATTGATAGGAGACGGTTATGGCATTCGCCAACAGCTCTATCAGCGACATCATTGCGACCAACATTCAGTCGCGCACGGGTGAACTCGCTGATAACGTGACCAACAACAACGCGCTGCTTCGTCGTTTGAAAGATCGCGGCAACGTAAAGAAGTTTTCGGGTGGTAACGTGATCTTGCAGGAGATCATGTACAACGATTCCACCACGAACAACACCAACTCGTACAGCGGCTACGAAGTGCTGAACGTGGGCCAGAACTCGCCCATTAGTGCGGGTCAGTTCTCGATCACGCAGTATGCC